TTAAATGAAATCCCCGACGAATCAAGACACGTGGCAGCAACCCGTGGCGAAAACGAAGTAATACATCTGGTGGATGTAGGCGCGGACCCGGAAGTGATCATCAATAATACCACTTATCCGATTGGCTTTTCAGAGCAGGAAGATAAGGACATCGCAATTACCCTGGATAATTACACTACCAAGGCAACCCGTGTGACGGATCAGGAGATACAATACATTGCCTATGATAAAATTAGGCTGGTACAGGAAAAGCATGCGCTTAGGATCATGGAAACCAAACATCATAAGGCAGTACATGCCTTGGGTGCCAGTCAACAAACAACCAACACACCTATACTCGTAACCACTGGTGAGGATGATGGTACGGGTAGAAGACGTTGTACGAATAAGGACATTATCAACCATGCAGCTCAGTATAACGGGTTAAAAATTCCTTTCGCGGGGCGTAATCTGGTACTAAATGCGCAGCATTATGCAGACTTGTTGTACGAATGTGAACTATTAAAAAAATCAGACGGGCATCTTTCCTATAGTGAGACTGGGATGTTAAAAGAACGTTTACACGGCTTTAAAACCTGGTTGTACTTGGATATGCCATACTACAACCTAAGCAGCCTACAAAAAAAGCCGTTCGGTTCCGTGGTAGAAGCTGGGGATATGATGGGGACGGTGTCTTTTTATGCGCGTGATATGTTCCGTGCTTCGGGAATGACTAAGAACTATGCGGATGAGCCGACCACTCAGAACCACGCCTGGTTGTACAATGCAAAACACAATTATGTGGTATTACCAAGAAAAGAGCGCGCACACGGAGCGGTGATCTCCGCAGACGTATAAGTATCATCTTTAAAAATTAACACCTATGAAAGATAACAAAGTGAAACTAACAAAGGATTTAAAGGAACGTGCTAGAAAGGTATTCAAACAGCTAAAAGAACCTAAAATTTGGGTGAATGTCAACGGGGCGTTTTTTACCTCTGAAAACTTGGCGATGCTCAGTGTAAAAAATGACCGCACGAGCATTTTAGCATTGACCCCTGAATTTGTCTTTGAGCCTCCAAAACCTAGCGACAAAAAACTGGTCATTACCACCACCGATAATAAGAAAATTGTTTTCTCAGAACTTGTGGAAGGTGACGCTCCCAAGGAAGGTGATAACGCCAAGATTGGAAATAAAAACGCGCAAGGCACTTTTAAAGTGGACCCACAAACCTCTTTTGTTTTCGATAAAGGAGCGTTAAAAGAAATTATCCACCACGAACCTAAAGACCAATAAATTATGGCAGATTTAGACGGAGTTAAAATCCGCAAAGGCAAAATCGGCGCGAATACCATCAACAACGGGGATGGTATTTCGGGCTTGATTGTCGCCTGTGTAAAACCCGAGGGACTGGAATTTGGAGAAGTGGTTACCTTTTTTAATACCATTGATGCGGAAAGCAAAGGGATTACCCAGAGTTTTGACGATGCTAATGGAGTGAATTTGTACCGTCATATATCGGAGTTTTTCCGTATGGCGGGGGAAGGTAAAAAACTCTATTGTATGGTAGTAGCTGCTGATACGCCCATGTCACGTATTTGTGAAGATGTAGACGCGCAGTACGCTAAAAAACTATTAATTGAAGCCGATGGCGAAGTAAAACAAATTGCCGTGGCGATAAATCCCCCTAACCTGGCGATCGATCCTGATGATCCGAACCCGCCTATTGGAGTCATACACCTTAACGGCTTGCCGATAGATGTATATAACAGTATTGCGCCTGCTCAGGCATTGGCATTGTGGGCATATGATCACCATTTCCCGTGTCAAATCTTTTTAGAAGGCTACCATTTTAAAGGTCCTGCATTATCCGCAGCAGACCTGAGAGCTTTGACGGTAAAGGCGACCAAGGTCTCCCTTGTGATTGGGCAGGATTGGCAGTACGCTGAGACGCGCGTTGGAAATGCCCAACTATTTGCCGAAGTAGGAACCGCGCTAGGGACCCTATCCGCTGCGAGTATCAACCAGAACATGGGAGAAAACGAATCCTTTAACCTAACCAATGCCCCCCGTAAGATATGGTTAGTACCTGGGCTTTCTAGTCACCAGAAAAATAAGGACGTGTTTAACCAGCTGCAAACTCTGGAAGATAAAGGCTTCATTTTCGGGCTTTCCTATACAGGACTGGACGGGGTGAGATGGAACAACGACCATACCTGTACCGAGATTGTGCGGGATAGTGAGGGGAATGTAAACGAACATACCATCGCTTTTGGTCGTACCCTGGATAAAGCAAAACGTCTACTCAGAACCGCTTTACTTCCAAAGGTGAAATCCACCCACCCAGTAGACCCAACCACCGGAAAGCTTCCTGTTGGAGTGATTAAAAACTTTGAGGGAATAGGCAATACCGAATTGGGAAGAATGGTCGCAGCCAAGGAGATCACCGCAGGGGTGACCATTGTAGATCCGAATAGTGATTTGATTGTAGAAAAAACCTTAAAGGTGGACTTTAGAATCGTGCCTTACGGGTCCATTGGTGAAATATTTGGAACGATTAACCTTAAAACTAATATCTAATGGCAAACGTAATTAAGAACAACAAAGCCTATGATTCGGGAGATGTGGATGTGTTTATCGGCACCGAAGCGATTGACGTTGTCGAGATATCCTACGACTCCGAGCAAGAACACCAGTTAAACCATACCCTAAAGAATGATGCTAGTTCCTGGAGCAGGGGTAAGAAAACCCACACCGCATCCATAACGCTAATGATGCATGATGCGGTGTTATTGGAGCGTGCAGCGGACGGAGACTTACTGAAGGTAAAACCTTTTGATATCAGTATCACCTTTGCCAATGAGTACAACGAAGTGGTAAACGATACCATTACTTGCAAATTTATGAAGCAAGGACGCGAGGTAACCGGAGATATGGGACTGAACAAACAATACGATTTATTCGTATTGGGTATACAATATAATAATTCAAACACAGCAAGCTAATGGCAAAATTAACCAAAGAACAGAAAGACGCTTTTATCAAAGAATACGGAAAGCACAACCTAAAAGTTGTGGAATTACCTAAGGATGATTTACACAATGAATATATGGAAGTTGTGGTGCGTGTACCAAATCGCGCAACAGTATCTCAGTATATGAAATATATTGATGTAAACCCTAAAAAAGCACAGGAGATTATTATCAAGCAGTGTTTACTTACTGATAAGGAAGTAGTCATGAATGACGATGCATTGTTTTTAACTGCGGTTTCGTCTATTGCAGAACTCATCCCGATAAGAGAAGGAAGGATAAAAAACTTCTAGGGCAGGATTGTTCAGGACTGCACCACTCAGACCATAAAGACATCGTATTAAAAATTGATGCCTACATCAGTCATTTTTTACACATACCGCACCCCGAACACCTGGACGATATCACCTGGGCGCAAAAATGGGCGCAGGTGCGGTTTTTAGCAGATCAGGGAATACTAGGACTAAAGAAAAAAGAATTATGAGAGTCAATATAGATTTAAGTAAGCGTTACGCATCGGCATTCGGCTTGTTATCGCAGGACAATGCGCCGGGTGGTGCTACTGTACAACGTTCCGGTGGTAACTATAACCTGGAATTTTACGACCGTGGACCTGCTGATTTTGAAGATGTGACTTTTACCTATCCCGATAGGACGATAAAATTTGGCGCGATGCCTTTTGATACAGAGGTAGCGGGGATACTAGCCCCGCCACCTTTGATCAGTTTTAGCCGACAAAAACAACTCATTGAAACCCCTATTAATGATAGTGACAACATAGTGATTGAACGTTGGGGAACACGTCCTCATGACATTCGTATCAGGGGATTGTTAATCGATGTAGAAAACAGGCACTATCCTTCTTCAAAAGTGGAACAATTATACCGCCTTTTTGAATACAACGGGGTCATTGATGTGTCCGGTACGCAGTTCTTTGAAAAAAATATAGCCAGTATCTATTACAAGGATATTGAAGTAAATGGCGTTCCTGGGTTTCAGGATACCGTACAATTTACAATGCTAGCCAGAAGTATCAGCCCGGTAGGGTTCACCTTAACAAATCCGATATGAAACATTTATATAAAAATATGGAATGTCGTATTCAGATAGGCTCCGTAGCATTTGACAGAGTCCATAGTGTTGTGATTGATAGCACCATCAAAAAAATTAGTGATACGGCGGTGATCACCTTGCCCCGTGCTTTTCCACGTACACAGATCAACGGCAAAAGAACCTCTATCAAAGAGCGCAACATTACCGATTATATAAAAGTTGGTGATCCGGTAGTCATTCGGTTAGGGTATGATCAAAACCTTCAGGAAGAGTTCCGCGGATATGTAGATAAAATCGGCGCGGATCATCCCTTGCGCATTAGCTGCATGGATGCCATGTACCTATTAAAAAAGCAAAGCTTTTCAGTGGCTTTTGAAAGTATTAACCTGAAAAGTTTATTGCAATATATCGCCCCGGAATATGAGCATAATATTATCGATACGATTGATTTAGGAAAATTCACCATTGACAATAAAACCGCCTTTCAGGTTTTGGAGCAATTACGAAAAGATTATGGCTTGCATTCCTTTTTTAAAGAAGATGTTTTGCACGTGGCTTTTCCCATTAGTATGACCCCAAAGGTAACACACTCCTTTGTGATGAATAAAAATGTACGGGCGGTCTCCAATAGTTTGGAATTTGTCAAAAAAGACGATGTAAAGCTTTTACTAAAAGCGATTAGTATTAATGATGACGGGAAACGAATTTTTCAGGAATTCGGAGACAAAGGGGGCGTACAACGCACCTTACATTTTGCGAACAGAACCAAAGAGGAACTTAAAAAACTGGCGCAAAAGAATTACCAGTCTTTGAGTTTTGACGGATACCAGGGCACGCTTCCAGGATGGGGAGAGCCACGAACTAAAAGCGGGGATGCATTACAAGTAACCGACCCTGCATATAGCGAACGAAATGGAACATATTTAATTGAAGGCGTCACCATAAAATTTAATAGTAGTGACGGCTTTTTACGCGAAAATAAACTAGGTCTTACATTATGAAAACAGCAATAGTTATCGGACATACCACGCTGGCACAAGGCGCGTATAGTCCTTTTTTAAAGATACGAGAATGGGCATTTAACAAATGTATCGCGGAAGAATTGCAAGATGTAGCGGATATTTACCACTACAACCCATACAATCCAAGTTACACCTCCAGAGTACAGCAGCTTTCTAAGAAGATCAACCAAGGGAACTATTCCCTAGTGTTGGAACTTCATTTTAACGCATCCAAAAAACCACATGCCAATGGTTGTGAAGCCTTGTACTATTTTGAAAATAAAAGTGCGAAGGATTGGGCGAAATATTTTTGTGAGTTGATACACCAGGGAACAGGAATCAAAAACAGAGGAGCAAAACCATTGTATAAAAAAAGTCAACGAGGATTTGCAGCCGTGTACTACCCTGAACCTACCACCTTGATTTTAGAGCCGTTTTTCGGAACTAATAAAAAGGATTGTGAACTTTTCAATGAGGATATGTATATCCTTGCGATTCGTGAACTCATAAAATCGTATAATCATGATCGCTAAAATCAAACTATTTACAGCAGTCATCGCCGTATTGGTACTGGTAATCATCATACAAATGATATCCAGTCAAATCAGAGAGCGAAAACACCAGCGTGTCTTAGAAGAGCTTCACCAGATGCAAGTCCTGGAGATTGAAAAAGCAACCCAGCAGTATACAAAGCAGATCGATAGCATGCAAAATGTCATTGCGATCAAACAAGAACATATTAGCGCATTAGAAATTTCATTACAAAACAACTTACATACAGCAACAAAAATTAATACACAATATGAAGTCTATAAAAAACATGCTCAGCATATTAATCATGCTGATAGCCTTTACTGGATACTCTCAAAACGATACCAAAACACCAGACACCGTTAAGGTATCTTTTGAAGTTGCCAAAAAAATCAATTTGGATTTATTGGACTACGACCGATTGATCAAGGGCAAGGTAGAACAAAACCTGTCCCAATGCTTACGGATCAAACAGGAAAAGGATAGCCTTATTGAATACCTGCGTTTCAAAGAGTTTTTAGCGGATCAGGAGCGGGCATTGTACCAGGAGCAAACCACGCTTTTAAAAACACAGCTTAAAACCTCGCGAAAAAGAAACGGTAATGGCTGGATTTGGGCAGTAACAGGAATAGCAGTCGGCATTACCACGGGAGTATTAGTAACCAATTAGTTATGGGATTTGAAGAAGTCTTTGGGCAACTGATGAACGTCCACCAAAAACAAAACGAAAAGATGATCCTAACAGCTGGCATTGCCAAAAATGTGGGAGATACTTTTTGCGATGTTACAAGAGAAGGACAACCCGATTTGTTAGGAGTGCGCTACCATGCCAGTATGCAAGGTCCTGACAGTTTTTTACGGGTGATGCCCAAAGAAGGAAGCCCCGTATTATGCGGAATTATTGAAAACAATATCAGTCAGGCGGTGCTCATTACCTGTAGTGAAGTGGATAGTATACAGTTCATCAAAGAACAAACGGAATTGTTTGTCGATGAGCAAGGATTTGAGATAAAAAGACAGGGCGAAAGTCTTAAACAGGTGCTCAATGACTTTATAGACGAAGTAAATAAAATACTAGTGATCAACGGGACCTCTATTAATGTAGGAGCAACCACAATAATTAAACAACGGTTAAACAAAATTTTAAAATAGTATGGCTATTACCACCCAGCAGCTTTCCGATTTGATAGAGAAAGCTTTCAATGATGAGAGTGATGTAAGAGTAGATCCAGTACAGGCTAGAAAAAGGCAAGCGCAAAGAATCGCTAATGCTATTGAGCAGTATGTGGTGGGAAGAAATACAATGGTAACAGGAACCAGTGCCACGGGTGGAGCTGTCACCGGAACCGGAATAATTCAATAACACAGATGGAAAGAAAAGATATTATCCTGAATGAGCAAAACGATTTAAAAATTGTCAACGGCGATTTTGTGATCGGCGATAGTGACCAGCAAAATGTAAAGGCAATTGTAGGGATGCACAAAGGAGAATTTAAGGAGCATCCCTTAGTGGGTTTTGGAGCGGACACCTACCTGAAGCAAACCGCCTTGAATTCCGCACGCTTTTTACGGGACTTAAAAGTACAATTAGCAAACGACGGGTATAACAACGCCCAAATAAACATAAATGAAAACCTTAAAAACCTCGAAATTGACCTATGAAAACACTAAACTACATCCTACAAGGCTTCGGCTTTATCAACTATGCCGATTTTAAAACCAGTTCTTTTGGTTTTATGAGTGACAAAATTATTAACCTGGCTGCCATTGGAGCGGTCATTACCTCAATTACTACAGAGATATTCGGAATTACTCCGTTTTTCTCCATCGCTTATGTGGTGCTGATCATTTTTGAATGGCAAACAGGCTTGCGTGCTTCCTTAAAACGCGGTGAAAAACACGAGTCCCGAAAACTGGGAAGGATGATTCTTAAAGTAGCCACCTATACGATTCCGGTATATGTGCTGAATACCTTTCAAAAAGAAGTGGTATTTCCTTCCGTATTGGGCTATGAAATAGACCCGTTTGTATGGTTGTACTGGACGGTATTGTTAGTTATTATTTGGCAATTGTTGGTATCGCTTTTAGAAAACCTGGACGCCCTAGGATATCGCTACGCAAGCACCTTACTTAAAATCATTAACAAGCAGTTTTACAAACATTTTGATATCCATGAAGATCAACGTAATTGATAAACAAAATGTATTTGACATCACCTTGCAGGGCTACGGAACAATTACGGAAGTATTTCAGGTAGCCCTGCAAAATGGGATGGGTATTACCGATACCATACCCGCGGGCACTACCATCGAGATACCAGAGAACCAGCAAGCAACCGACCCTGAAGTATTGGAATATTACAACACCTATAAAGTACGTCCAGTAACAGAGGTAAGTCAGATAGTACAAACCATTGAACCATCAAAAGGAATTGGTTCTATGATTATTAAAGAAACTTTTATAGTAGGATGAAAACCGCAGCACACGTATTAAAAACATATTTCGAAACTGGAGACGTACCGACGCAAAACCAGTTTGAAAACTTAATCGATTCTTTTCACCATAAAGACGATGGAGCGATCATTACAAAAATATCGGTAAGCACTACCGGAACCGTGCAATTTGATTTTACCGATGGCAGCACTGTAGTAATTGAGAAATACAACCCGCCCAGTGAACGCCCCATAAGTTTTATTACCGACTTACAATCTCTTTTGGATCAAATGAACCAGAAACTCAACTTAAAGGTAGATCAGGAAGAAGGCAAAGGATTGTCGCAGGCAAATTTTACACAGGCGGAAAAAGAAAAATTAGCAAGCCTAGAGAACTACATCCCGCCAAGTGAACGCCCGATTAGCTTTATTGCTGGTTTAGTTTCCATCTTAGATCAAATGGCACAGGATATTACCTTAAAAGTAGCTAAGGAAGACGGTAAAGGATTATCAGAGGCTAATTTCACTCAGGAAGAAAAAGAGAAGTTAGCAGGATTAGAGCAACAACCACCCCAAAGCGTTGAAAGCTATGACCGCTTTAGATACATCAATACGATCGATGATGATTTTACCAACGCTGAGGAAGTACTGGATGCGCTAAGCGTTATTGTTCAGTATTACCTGGTCAGAACGCCTAACGGTTCAGTGTATTTTATCTGTAAGCTTGGGAGTCTCTCCATTGATGATCTTGATAAGTGCCGTGTAGAACTGATACGCGATATTGGAAGAATTACCAATATACCACGAGAGCGCAACTGGCAACTATCCGATGCAAAATACGAGGTATGGAATTTTCCAGCGACTGGAATAAGTGAAAACACCTTTGAACATAATGCACTATATCATTTCAATTTTTGGAGACTCAAAAACCCGTCTTTTGAATCCTAATATAAATCTTTTGCCATGCCCAGAACTATAGAAGAAATACAGCAAACCATTCTTACAAAAAAAATCGATGCCCAGAACTTACAGGATTTGGAGGTATTAACCACCAATGAAGAAAATACTATCGATGCCTTAACCAGTGATTCAAAGGTAAGTGTTTGGCGTGTATGGGTGTACATTGTTGCCTTTGTCATCTTTACCTTAGAAATGTTATGGGACATCTTCAGGAAGGAAGTAGATACCCTAATTGAAGAAAATGAACTTCACAACTTCCCCTGGTACAAAAAAAAGGCGTTAAGCTTTCAGTACGGACAGGCATTAGTACCTGAAACAGACTACTACGATAATACAGGACTTACCGTGCAGCAAATACAAAACCGTAAGATTGTAAAACACGTATCAGTGATTCGTAAAATATCAGGAGGAAAAGGATTTTTAGAGTTGAAACTTGCAAAAGAAATCAATGGAGAACTCATCCCTTTAAACGCCCCGGAAATGGAAGCATTCCAAGGATATATGTTTTTAGTGGCAGACGCAGGGACCTTTATAGAATATATTTCCTTGCCTAATGACAGTTTACGCCTTGTCTTAGATATCTATTATGATCCGCTGGTCCTCTATAGTGACGGACAACGAAAAGACGGAACCGACAACCAGCCCGTGCAGAAAGCTATCAATGACTTTTTGTACAATTTAGAATTTAACGGGGAACTCATACTCGATAGACTCTTAGAGCATTTACGCACCGTAGAAGGCGTGAAAATACCTGTGATTCGTGAAGCTTTTACAAAGTTTGGAGCATTCGACTATGAGCCTTTAGATGTGAGCTATATCGCAAGAGCCGGATATATGAGATTAGACACCGAAAACACACTAATAAATTATATTCCGCGTGAACTTTAGTTTTATATACAATATCAATTTTGCAAAACTTGTTGCCGATTTGTTGCCTATCGATTGGAGACAACCCGCCATGTTGCAATGGTTGGAAATGTTAACCGCTCCCTTGGTAGTATTACACGAGGATTTTTTAAAATACCGCAAAGCAAAAATTTATAGGTTAACGCATAACTCGCAGGTGTGTTATTTACAGGCGGTTCTTAATGATGCCTTTGATAATACGTTAAGACGTATACGCATACAAAATGGGCGATTATTACAACCTGTGTATTTCTACACACCTCCTGAAGAGAGACCCGTGTATTTTGAAACACAATATTTTTATGATCCCGTCGACATCGCATCAGACTCCACCGATTTTGTGGTGTGTATTCCCATTGACTTACAACCTAACAACAGCATTGCTTTGGAAAGTTACCTCAGTGATGCAAGGGCACTTATTAACAGCTATAAACTAGCATCAAAAACCTACAGTATAAAATGGATAAACTAAGATTATTTACAGGAGGATTCCCAGGTACTACAAAAACGTTTGATTTTTTACAATCAGCATATACTAACGCTATTGGCGCACTTACCGCGTTAGGCGGTGATTCATATATCATTAAAGGACTCCAAAGAAATGGAACAAACATCGCAGCGGGAGCGATTGTATATAATGGCGAATATTTACCCTTTGTAACGGGTCCGTTTTCTCAAACCGTTAGTATATACGAAGATGTAGAAGAAGTACCTTACAATGAGGATAGTGATAACGATGGGAATCTCGACCTAAAACCCGCCTATGTGACCAGGTATGCCAAGTGTGGGGACGATGGTATAGAAACCTTTGACTTTTCAGAACTAAAAACCTTAACACCGCTTAGCCAACAATCGACACCCATAGGTGGGATTATCATGTGGAGCGGTACCACCATTCCCCAAGGATGGCATCTTTGTGATGGTAGCAACGGAACCCCAAACCTAACCAATAAATTTATCGTAGGAGCTGGCGATAACTACACCATCGGACAACGTGGAGGAAGGGACACGGTCACATTAACCACTGATCAAATGCCCTCGCATTCCCACCAAGGGGTAACCGATAATAAAGGGGAGCACAGACATACAGGATCAACCAATACAACAGGATCGCATACTCATTCAGTGCCAAACGAAACGGGACCCGATGGAGGTAATGGAGTGCATTTTACAATTCAAGGAAATAATAGAACAAGACAACAAGGGAGAGCAGCTGGGTCACACAGTCACACCGTCAGCACAAATAATGCGGGTATGCATAATCATAATTTTGTTACATCATTTGTGGGGAATAACAAAGATCATGAGAACAGACCTCCGTATTATGCGCTTGCTTTCATACAATATCAGGGACAATAACAAAAATTAATAGGGAAAACTAAAATTATGCAAACAACAAAGCAGTACATGGCAGCACCGCTGCCATTTCAGGGACAAAAGAGAAATTTAGCTAAACAATTCAAAGCAGCATTAAACAAACGTACACCACCCAAAGTGTACGTCGATTTGTTTGGTGGTTCTGGACTATTAAGCAGAATTGCAAAAGACGTGCATCCACAAGCAACAGTGGTATACAACGATTATGACAATTATAGACAGAGAATACAGCATATACCGGCTACAAATCGCGTGCTAAATGATATTAGGAAAATGGTAGTGGACCTACCAGCAAAAACACGTATTCCTCAAATCATTAAAAACAAAATTATAGAGCGCATAGAGCAAGAAACGGGGTATCTGGATTATATTACCTTATCCACGTATTTGCTGTTCTCTATGAACTTTGTAAACTCTTTAGAAGAGTTAAAAAAGCAAACATTCTACAATAGAGTACGACACACAGAAATACCAGAAGCAAAAGACTATCTAAAAGGGTTGGAAGTAGTATTCTATGACTACCGCGAATTATTTGAACGATATAACGGTAGTGATCAGGTTGTGTTTATTGTAGACCCGCCATACTTATCAACTGATTGCGGATCCTATAAAAACTATTGGAAACTTAAAGAACATTTAGACGTTCTAAAGGTCCTAAAAGGCGGGCGGTATATCTATTTTACTTCTAATAAGAGTAATGTAGTAGAACTTTGCGAATGGATTGAAACGAATACCGGTGGTGTAAATCCATTTTATAATGCCGAGACGATCTCCAGAACCAATATTGTGAACTATCAGTCATCATACAGCGATATTATGCTGATAGACTGGGAAATTTAAAAACTATTTAAACACCATTTAAAAACACTTTAAAATGAAAGGACAAACAGTAATTAAAATCAACTCTCTAGTTTCTGAATTGAAGATTGAAGTTCATGAATGCGATCACTGTAAGAGTTTAGATCAATCCCACAAATTGAAAGAGACATTGACGAATCTTGTGGCGGAATCGCTCCTAGAAGCAATTTCAATTGTGAAAGATAAGAGCTAAGAAATTTTTTATGAAGAACATTAGCATAATATCTTTCAAAAGGAATATCATTAATAGTAGAGCTTTCAAACTGCTTTTGTGTAGCTATTAAAGCTTTTTCATAAAAATCATTTTCATAGCAATCAAAGTCAAATTCAGATTCAAGACACTCAGCAAATTTTTTAATATTCAT